CTGATGGGTTATCTGGTATTATTGAGTATTGCACTTAAGGAGACATGGAAGTAATGCCGCTTTACACATTTACATGCATTGATTGTGATAAGTCACATGAGATGTTAATGAAGATGGAAGAAAGAGACAATGCTATATGCCCCGACTGCGGACTGAGGCTAGTCAGAAACATTGATTCCCCAGGAATGGTTTGGGCTCCCACCCGTGGCGGAAGTGGATTCGCCACCTAACAAGGAGAGTCATGTCTAAAAAAAGAGTCGGTGATTCAGAAGAGTTGCCAACATATAAAGTAAATCCAGACATATCTGTGTTCTATGAACTTAAATTTGGTAAAACAGTTATTAAGCCTGGTGATTCCTTAAAATTTAAGGATGTTCGTGGATCTTTTAGATTTATTAGACTCGCTCACAATGTTAAAAAAGATGTTACTTGGATAGATTGCTATTCTCCTACTACTGGGGAATATAGATCATTCTATGTGGAAAAACTTAAAGGAGTGGTCCACGCAAAGAAGAGTATTAGGAAGAAGATGAATGTCAACTGATATAGTTCTTGCCGAACGGTGGGAAAAAATAAATAAGGTTGTAGATGTATTCTTAAAAGGAACTACTAATCCAGCATCTATCGCTAAACTTACTGGCTTTAAAAGAGCAGAGGTTCAAGAGTATCTTGACGAGTGGCGTTCTGTTATTCAAAGCGATAGACAGATTCAGATGCGTGCAAGAGAGGCATTATCTGGCGCAGATAGACATTACTCCATGCTTATTGAAGAGGGCTGGGATGTTATTAGTCAGGCGGGGACAATCGGGGATCTTGGTAAAAAAACTGCTGGCATTAAAATTGTTGCAGATATCCAGCAAAAACAAATAGATATGCTTCAGAAGGCTGGCCTTATTGAGGACAGCGAAATTGCTCAACAGATCATTGAGACCGAGCGGAAGCAAGAGATCTTAGTTAGGATTTTAAAGGAAGTCGTTGCAGACTGTGAGCATTGTAAGAGAGAAGTCTTTAAAAGACTAGAAGAAGTTACAGGTAAGGCAGAGGGCTTCTAGTGTTTGATGATTTTATCTCTGCTCTAGAAGAGGATGAATTTGATGAGCATCCAGTAAACATTGAAGAGTTTGTTACAAATGAAGACTACCTCCACCTCCCCCCGCTTTCAGCATTTCAATATCAAGCAATCAAAGCCATGACTCAAGTGTATAAAAAAGATACATTGGTAAAACTATATGGGGAAGAGGAGGGCGTAAAAAGAAGCCGTCAAACCTGTAATGAAGTTATTCTTCAACTTGGAAAGGGAAGTGGAAAAGATTATATTTCCACTATCTCTGTGACCTACCTTGTATATTTATTGCTGTGCTTAAAAGACCCTGCTAAATATTTTGGTAAGCCCCCTGGTGACTCGATTGATATTATTAATATCGCTATTAACTCTGAACAGGCAAAGAACGTATTCTTCAAAGGTTTCCGTAAAAGGATTGAAGACTCTCCTTGGTTTGTTGGAAAGTACAACATTACCGCTCAGAGTGTATCATTTGATAAATCTATTACATGTCACTCAGGACATTCGGAGCGAGAGTCCTGGGAGGGCTACAATGTTATCTGCGTGATCCTGGACGAGATCTCTGGTTTTAGCACAGTCTCAACAAGTGGTAACGAGCAGGCAAAGACTGGTCAGGCGATCTATGATATGTATAGAGCCTCCGTAGATTCACGATTCCCAGATGTTGGGAAGGTTGTTCTTCTTTCATTCCCTAGGTATCGTGATGATTTTATTCAGCAAAGATACAACGCTGTTATTGCCGATAAAGATGTAGTTATTAGATCTCATACTTTCAAATTAGATGATGAACTAGATGGTGTAAAAGAAAATGAGTTCACGATTGAGTGGGAAGAAGATCAAATAAATGCTTATAAATACCCTAAAGTATTTGCCTTAAAGCGACCAACCTGGGAAGTAAATCCAACTAGATCAATCAATGACTTTAAGATTGCTTTTTACAATAACCCAACAGATGCACTTGGAAGATTTGCGTGTATGCCTCCCGATGCAGTCGATGCATTCTTTAAATCAAAAGAGAAGATTCTCGCCTGCTTTAATCAGCCAATGAATGGCGTAGACGATGACGGTAGGTTTAAGGATTGGTTCATTCCACAGGATGAAAAAGAATACTACATACATGTTGACCTAGCCCAGAAACACGATCATTGCGCCGTCGCTATGGCCCACGTTGATAGATGGGTTCATCTTAAAAGTTTTATGAATCATAATGTTGTAAGCCCAATAGTTGTTGTAGATTGTGTTAGATGGTGGACACCCACATCAGATAAATCTGTAGACTTCTCTGAAGTAAAGCAATTCATCATTGATCTTAGGTCTCGCGGCTTTAATATTAAAAAGGTAACCTTTGATAGATGGAACTCTCACGATATTATGACAGAACTTAGAATGATTGGTATAGAGACAGAGACATTATCTGTAGCAAAAAAACACTATGATGATATGGCTATGTTGGTGGGAGAAGAAAGAATCATTGGCCCAAGCATTAAACTTCTTACTGACGAACTATTGCAGTTAAGAATCATTCGTGATAAAGTTGACCATCCTAGAAAGGGAAGTAAAGACCTATCTGATGCTGTATGTGGATCTATTTATAATTCTATATCTAACACCAGAAAAGAATCTGGCGAGGTTGAGATAGAAGTCCACACATATAAACAATTTATCAGAGATCAGAGAGAGCAAGAGGCAAAAAGAAATATCATTCAGCCTCCATCAGGCGGACAAAACAATATAGATGACTATATCCAATCTATAGGGATGGTTTAACATGGATATGAATGAAGAGTTAATAGAGATAATGCTTGAACGAGGGTACATTGAGGTGGTAGGATATAATCCTGTTGGAGATCCAGTATATAAAGTTACTGAACTATTTTACAAAGAACAACAAGAACTTGTAGAGTGGATGCGACAGATGGATTCAGACATATTGAACTCCCTATGGTTCAAAGGATTCATAGATTTAAAAATGGACGAGGACGGCAATGCCTTCATCTATCTTACTGATAAATCTGAAGATTGGGTACAGGCAGATGAACTTAATGAAGATGAAAAATCAATGATGTATTTAATCTATAGCACAGGAGCGTACAATGGAGGAGAGTGGAACGGTGGATTCCCTGACCCAGGATACAAGGAACGTGATTGACTATTATAAAGAGTGGGAGAATGATCAGATAAAGGCGGACCTTGATACTAAGCGTCTTCCATTCGTTGTAGGGTTTGAGAATATTTCTGGAGACTTTAATAAAGCGTCTGGAATTAGAAACTCTAATGCGTTTCTAGCAAAAGAATCCTGGATCATTGGTAACAAAAGATGGGACCGCCGTGGCGCGGTAGGAACACAAAATTATATTCATCTCAAATATGCACCGTCACTAGACCATATTTATCTTAATGAGCCTCATATTAGGGATATGCGGTGGGTAGCAGTAGATAATGTTCCTGGTGCTATTCCTGTCACTCAATATGAATGGAGTCCCAATACATTTATGATTTTTGGTGAAGAGGCGCGAGGGGTAAGTCCAATGGGGCTTGGCATGGCTGATGATATTGTAATGATTCCACAACTTGGTAGCGTCAGGAGTCTTAACGTTAGTGTCGCTAGCGGAATTATGATGTATGATTATGCGACCAAACTTGGAATGCTATAATATTATGGAATGCAGATTTTGTGAACAACCAGCGGCATGGGTTGGAGAAAGAAATGAAACCAAGACTCATGCTTGTGATACACATTTTCATGCATACTATATAAGTTTTTGGAGATGGGAGAAATACGATGGCTGAATCATATGTTCCAACAGATTCCATGGCATCTAATGCCCGTCGTGGCCTAGCCTTGCGCGACGAATTTAATCGTGGGGGAACCTCAGTAGGAATTGCACGCGCAAGAGACATTGCTAATAAAAAGAATCTAAGTGAGTCTACAGTATTAAGGATGCATTCATTCTTTAGCCGCCACGCCGTTGATAAAAAAGGCAAGGGGTGGAGTCAAGGTGAGGAGGGGTATCCATCTAATGGTCTTATCGCATGGCTTCTTTGGGGAGGAGACTCAGGAAGATCCTGGGCAGAATCGAAGAGGAATGCTATTATGAGGAGAAGAGAGTCATCCAATAAAATGTGGAAAGGCTCCGCTTTCGATATAACAGAATAGGCCCCGATGTGCCAGCAATGCCGAGTTACGCGGTTGATACCAGCATGAAGTTAGTCAAACGTGCAGAAAACCTTGGGATGGTGTAGTTACCCGCTGGCACATCGGTTATGGAGAATGGTGTAATGGCAGCACAAATGTCTTTGGAACATTTAGTTTAGGTTCGACCCCTGATTCTCCAGCGTTTTAAGTAGTGGTCTGTGGCGCAATGGCAGCGCAATCGGCTGTTAACCGATGGGTTGTAGGTTCGAATCCTACCAGGCCAGCATGGAAATGCATAGTGATAATGAATGCCAAAAATATTGGCGGGACAGATTTTCAGAACAGATAGAAGAATGTATTGAAGCCCCATACATGGAAGAATATTCTCAACAATCAGAATGGTTTAGACAGGGGCTGAAATATGCAATGATGATTATTCGGTGGGACCATGATGAGTGAGGCTGGTCACAAAAAGCCTTCTAAACTTGACCCCTTAGAGTTACCCTGATAAGATTAAAGTATCAACCCACAAGGAGGATATAATGAAAGCACTTGGAATACTTTTCTCTGGAATGTTTAAGACAGATGCCACAAGCAACTATAAACTTCAGAGTGAATGGGAAAGAGCAAGGCATGAGGCTGCACGATTTGGCCCGTCCCATGTAGCAGAAATTGATGCTATCTTTTCTCGCCAGTCATAATTATTGACACACCGCCCACGATTACTATATGCTTAGTATCGTGGGCAAGTCATTTATAGAAAAGGATTAATATGAAGAAGATTTTTGTTGCAGCCGCTATTTCTGCGGTGGCACTAGTTGGATGTACATCACAGACAGAGCCAGTACCAACCGTTACTATTACTGAGCAAGTGCCAGCGCCCCTTCCAGCACCAAGTGTTGATGATGGTGTCACAACAAGCACACAAAAGTTTGTGCAATTTGTTAAAGAAAACGGCGGGACGTATGGACAGATTGCCAATGAGTCAGACATTATTTCTCTTGGAAATACCATCTGCGCTGGACTTTCAGAAGGGCTGTCTGAAGATGAAATTACATATATTCTTGCAGAGGCATTAGTAAATAACAATATGGGTAACGATAATGGTGCTAAGTTTGGCGCAGCCCTAATTGTTGGTGCTAAAAACTATCTGTGTGGCCCAACGTTTTAATGTCATACTTTACATTTTATTGTTTGATTAAATCAGATAATAAATATACGATGAAACCTCATATTAATATCTACAATAATATGATTGAAATTGTTAAATGGGATAAAAATGTATACATATAGTGCAGAAGTTTCCAGGGTTGTGGATGGCGATACAGTCGATTTAATAATCGACCTGGGATTTCATATAAAAATTACTAAAAGGGTGAGACTTTCCCTTATTGATGCTCCAGAAAAATATACTGAGCCAGGTAAAAGATCGGCAGAATTTTTAACAAAAACTCTGCCAGCAGGATCTACTGTAACCATAAAAACACAATTAGATAAAGACGATAAATATGGTCGGGTTCTGGGAGAAATATTTATTGCCGATCAAATATCTAGTATAAACAAATTAATGATTGATAGTGGTCATGCAGATTACTATAATTAATTGACTTATATAAATTTCTACTGTAGAGTAGAATACTGTTGCCGCCCAAGGAGGTCAACATGACGACAAAAAACCAAATTGGTTTGGCAGTAGATTGGATTGCCGCCGCAGTTTTGGCAATTACTTTTATTGCTGCACCAAGCATGGCGTATGCTAAGTCTGCGCCCTTGGCGGAAAGTGCAGGTAATCCTGCCACCGCTGATACACTAGAAAGAACAGCGCAAAAAGAAAAGGTTTGGACGTTACCAGAAAAGTGTAATGACAAGCCATCAAAAATTCTTTTTAAGGCAGGATTTACAAAGCCTGGAATGCTTAGAGGAATGTGGGCTATTACCTACCGTGAGTCTAAGCATCAGAGCCTAGATGAAAGTTCACCTTGGTACTCAGGTGCTTTAGGGTGGGCACAGATACAGACCAGCGCTTGGTCTGGAAAATCTTGGTGGTCCAGGTCTGCAATGTTAGATAGATATCAACAAGCCGTAATTGTAAAGAAACACTTCTTTGATCATGGCTTAATGCATAACTGGGGG